CCGTCCTTGGATTGTCCTTATCGTACTTTCCAGACAGTATCAGATTAATATTATTAAAACTGTCATCAGCAATAATTCCGGCTTTGACCAATCCGTCAAGAATAAACTTACCGCTGTAATTATCAGGATCATGTCTTATTTTAGTACGAAAATAATACGTAATCTTTACTGTTGCTTTGTCAAACGTTTTTTCGGGTTTTGGTCTGCATTTTAAATTAATCAACTGCGCCCAATGTTTCTTTTTTTCCTGATACTCCCATTTATTCGTCCTGCCTATAAATTTATTATTACTAGGCGGTATCTCGTCAATTATGTATTTCACTGCCTCACCTTAACCTATAATTTTTATTATCGTCTTTCTGGATTTGAATAGTAAACCCTGCTGATTTTTCTGCAATTCGTCCAGCCAGTGCAGAATCGTATTTGTTTATATCCGATATCAGCAGTTCAGACGAAATAATTGTTTTTTTGTTGGCGTTATATCTGCTGTTAATGATTTCAAATGCAAAATTCAATTCATCACTGAACTTACTGTTATTTGAATTGGATTTCAGAAAATCGTCAATATACAGAATATCAGTATCGCAAATGGATTTAAATTTATTTTTATATTCTGTTTCATCAAATTGATTACTTTGCAGTTCGTGAAACAAATTGCGCCAGACTTTATACCTTACTGACCTGCCGCATGAAATAAACCTAGTACATATAGCAGTGCATATATGGGTCTTGCCGCTTCCGGACTGTCCTGCTGCATAAAACCATGAATCGCCTGAATTTTGCGTAAATAACAACGCCTTTTTCTTGATTTCCGATTGCCATGGTTTTGACGTCTCATACGCATTGAACGTATATTTTTTTATCAGATTTCCCAATCCGCTCAGTTCAAGATTTTTTATGCTTTTTCGCTTTGACATACATTTACACTCAACTCTGATCTCATTTAAATCCTTATCAAGCTCTGCAATGTAACCCTTATTTTTGCAGATATCGCAGTTTATGTAAGGCAAATCACCCTCAGTTTCGTTATACCATTTGCAGCGCTTACGGACAAAATCTTCATAGCTTAATTTGTTTCCGTCAGAGAAGTCCTTCGTATAGTCTGCTATTGTGTTCAACTTGTTTCTCCTCCTTTTTCTGAACGCCATCTCGGTTCAGCCAATTTCTTATTGCCAAATTAAAATCTTTGTAAGGAGATTTTCCTTTAAGTTGTATCCAATCATCAATTTTTTTGATATAATCGGTTATTATGTCCTCACCATAATCAGCTGCAAGTTTCTGATACTGTTCATCTGTCAGTAAAATATGTTTATACTCACCGTATTTGTGTTTAGGCGGCTTGTCCGCCTTATTAGATATACTTTCCTTTACTTTACTCTTCTCTACTTTACTTTGTTTCATTATCGGCTGATTATCGTTAATTATCGGTTGATTTTGTCTTGAAATCAGTTGATTATCAAACAGGCGCAGAATGGAACTCCTTGAAGACAGCTTTTTCATTTTTTCAAAATCCAAAAGCCAGTAATCAAGATTAATTTCAACCGCTTTACGCTCTACAGTAGCCTGATAAAACTGCTCCTGTATGCGTTTTGACGATAATATTCCGGATTGATAGAGGTCGCCGCTAAATAGTTCACACGCCACTAAATCCTCGATTATAGCCATCACGGTTTCCGGTGTCGGAGGATACTTGCCTCTTATGATGCCAAGTATCTTCCATACTACACGGTTTTTAGTTTTCTCGTCTCCATAATCAATATAATAACCTTTATCTCCATAAATCAGGTCAAGAAGAGTAAGCCATATATCAATTGCTACAGAGCCATATTCCATCCGCAAATCTGATAATTTTTCATCGTTTGTCATACCTATAAAATGGTTATAATAATCAAGCCCCTCTTTATTGAGAGCCAACCTGTCACCCCCTCACTAATGGGCAGATTCACTGCTGAATTTGCATTAAAATATGCAATTAACTTTATTTTGTAATCAAATTGTAACTTTTAAAACGGCGGATCATCACCGGCAATTACCTCCTCAAAATCGGCTAGATCTCCGAGTTGAACGTCTTCTACCGGATTTGATACCTGTGTGGTTTGCGGTGTATTTGCAGTATAATTATTATCGTTCCTGCTGCCTGCAAATGAAACGCTGTCTGCCAACACGTCCATGGAATAATGCTTTACGCCGTTTGCATCAGTAAAGTCATTATTTCTCAGACTTCCTTCAACAATAATCATTTTACCTTTGGAAAAATATTTGCTTACAAATTCAGCAGTCTTTCTCCATGCAGTAACACTAATAAAATCCGTTTGATGTTCGCCGTTATCATTTTTAAATTTTCTGTCCACGGCTATATTAAATTTTACAAATGAAATACCGCTTTGTGTTTGTCTTAGCTCAGGATCGGCAGTCATCCGACCCATTAATATCACTCTGTTCAGCATACGTTATCCCTCCATTATACTGGAAAAATCATCAAGAGGCGGCTGCTCAGTAGTGACTGATTCCACAACTTCTTCTGTTTCAATAACTTCTCCGGTTTTAGGAATAGTTTCTACATATTCCGCTTCACCCTGTTCATTAATAACTGCCATATCATTTGTAACGGCTTTTTCCATTTCTATTGACATAATACCCCATTTGCTTATTAATTGTCTTAACATTGTTTTGCAAGCCATTCCGTCAAAATCCTTATACCAGAATGACGAATACATCCAGCCGTCTTCTTCACTATCATAATTTCCAGCTTCATAATCTGCAAAAGAAACTTTCGTTTTCTTTTTTCCGTTTTTAGTTGTAAAAGTCTTACCGTTCATAGAAAACGCCGCACTGTATTTATCAGCATGAGACAGCATTTTTTCTTTACTCCAATAAATAGCCTTTTTAAAGCCGTTTATATATTCAAACATTGCATAATATCCGATTGTAGGAGCATTTTCACGGTCAATTTCATTTTCAATCAACTGCACTTCAATGTCTTCCTCAAGAGGATTAAAGTGTATCAGTTCTCCTTGTTTTATCGGCAATACATTTAATTTCTTGTACTGACCAGAACGAATCGCAAGCTGTATGTATCCTTTGTATCCTAGCTGAAATTGTGCAACTTTTCGCCCGTTTTTATTATCATTAAACGGTACTAAATAATACTGTCCCAACTGCGGAGACGGGGAAAGCTTCAAGCCCTCGCCAAGTAATCCAGCTGAAAGAATTGAACCGGCGTCACATTCCTGTAGCGCAGGATTGGCACTCACTGCCGATGTAATAGAAGCAATAAAGCGGTTAGCTGTGTTTTTATCTCGGAGTGTTGTATTAATTAGATTCTGATAACTTTTGCTTTGAAGCTGAACTGTGAACGGGACTTTTTTTCCACCCGGTTTAACTAAACTGTTTTTTACTGCCATTTTAATTTCCCTCCGTTTTAATCGTCTCAAATTTAATACCGTTATCTACCATAAATTTACGTAAGTTTTTAATCTGATTATATGTTCCAATTACACGAAATGCACATGTTCCCAACTGTTCTTTAGGCTGCTGGGATTGCGATGCTGAAACAGTCTGAACAACTTCCTGCTGTACTGGTTGCGTTTTTGTCTGTTCAAGAACTTTCCTCTGCATTTCTTCTTCACGCTGAAGCTGTGCGGCATATACCAATGCCTGACTTGTACTGTATTCTTTGCAGTATTCGGAAATCACAGCGGATTTATACGGCTTGTCTGCATATTCGGTATTAAGCGTTTCAAGTTCCTTCTTGATACGGTCGATATTATCTTCAATTTCCGCTTTCAGGGTATCAATTTTTGCTGTGGCATTGCCCCATTTAGGATTAAGAATCTTATCAAATTTAATGATATCAGCCATATCTCCTATGTAATTATCAAAGCAAGATTTCAGTTCGTCATATTTTTCTTGCTTCTTTATGTTTTCAAATTCTTTTATTTGATTATCAATTGCAACAACAGGGGCTTTGACTAACATAACAAGTTCTTTACATTTAGCTTCAAAATCGTTATACGGTTCAAGGCAACGTCTTTTGACTTCTTTTCGTTCACTTTCAATGGCTGCTATTAATTTATTTAAATTTGCTTTATCAGCTTTTGCCGACTTAATGCTGTTTTCTGAAACCACTAAATTATTGTAATATTTTAGTCTTTCAGTCATCTCGGCTTTTAGTTCACTATAGTTAAATTCTATAACAGACGGCAAAGTGTTCAAGTCCGTTTGTAATTTAAAGTCCATTGTTTCCCTCCTAAATCTCCGGCAAAATCAATGCCGGTTTTGTTTTATTTTGTACATGCTCCCAAAACTTAATTTCAGCTTCGAGGAGTGTTTTTATATCCTCTTGCACTTCATTACGGTCAATGAAATAATGTCTGGTTGCGGTGCATATATCATTATTTTTAAAATACCTGATATGTGCTTTTAGTACTGCAAAATTCCAGCCTGTAGCAAGCATCTGATGCAATACCTGTATGTAATAATTTTGCGGAACTCCACCGTCCCATTCGTCCCATTGAGAAGAATTCTGAATTGTTGTAGTCTTGATTTCGAGAATTCCCTTTTTGCCTGATTCAGCAGTCAGTTCGCCGTCCAGAGTTGTAAAGATAAACGGGTATTTGTCATTTGCATACATTCGGTATTCATGATATTCAATGATATATTGGGGGAAATCAAGTCTGAAAAGTTCTCTTAAATGGATTTCTGCATTCTTTCCGTATGCAACAGCAGGCTTGTCCGAAATATCTTTGGGAACTGTAATCCCGGTTTTTTCTTTCCATAGCTGCACATTTGTCTTGTACTTATTCATTCCCAGAACGCACGCCGCGTCACTTCCGCCAATACCTGCACAACGTGCTGATAACCACTCATCATGGGTTTTAGGGTCTGCAAGTATCATGAGTCTTTACCGCTTTCCCAATCTCTCATTAAATCAATATCGGGTTCCGGCTTGTCCGGATTTTTATAACAGGTTCTGCATGCTTCAATATCACACTCGCAAGGACTGTTATAATCGTAAATGCAGCTCATCTTATAACTCCTTTTCTCTTTAATACTTTATATGATTCGTCTGACAGATGTACTTTTATAATTTTTTCGCCGATACCGTCATTTACAAACTGTTCCGCATCGTCCTCATTTTCGTAAAAAATTGAACTGTATATGACATCATTAAAATATGCTATTCCATATACTGTATGGGTTTTCCCTGTGTACATTTTAATTACCCTTTCTCATTGACATTTTAGTCATTTTATGTTATTTTATATTTGTGTAATTTTTTTATTGCCTGTCCCTGTTGCCTCAGGGCAGGCGGTTTTTTATACCTCAACAAACTCACCGTCTATCAGTTTATATAACGTATCTTCCTTAATTCGTTCGCCGTCCACAAATTCCGTTTTTACGCATTTTGGAATATAACGTTCCTTTTCCTTAGAATATTCCCATTCAGCCAGCGTAATCCAGCTGCCTTTTTTGGCTTTCACGACTGAATTGTGACCGGCGCAGCAGATAACGCAATCTTTTCCGCTGCTGCCTATCTTTGCAGAATCTCCGCTACTGCCTATCTTTGCAGAATCTCCGCTACTGCCTATCTTTACAAAATCTCCGCTACTGCCTATTTGTGCAGAATGTCCGCTGCTGCCTATCTGTGCAGAATATCCGCTACTGCCTATCTGTGCAGAATATCCGCTGCTGCCTATCTGTGCAGAATATCCGCTACTGCCTATCTTTACAAAATCTCCGCTACTGCCTATCTTTGCAGAATCTCCGCTACTGCCTATCTTTACAAAATCTCCGCTACTGCCTATCTTTGCAGAATCTCCGCTACTGCCTATCTGTGCAAAATCTCCGCTGCTTATTTTATTATCAGCAATACATGTTGATGTTTTTTCT